ACAGAACTGGAACTACTCATAGGCGAGATTGCTGGCAAGGTTGATAGCGTCAAATATGTCATAGATATATTTGAAAAGGAAGCCGAGCGGTTCAAGTCCTACCGTGACGAAATGGCGGCAAGGTCGAAGTCCCTGCAGAATGCAGCAGACCGGATCAAAGGGTATGTGGTGAAATGCCTTGATGCTCACCATAGCACTTTCGAAAAAGGCAACATGTGGGTGGTTAAGGTGCGTGAGAACAAGCGCATTGAGATGCAAACAGACCGGCCACAAATAGAAGATGTGATGGCTTTAGGAATGTATCCTGTAATCAAAACAAGCTTCGATTGGGACAAAGCCAAATTTAAAGAGATTTTATACGATCCTAACCACAATGAAAAGCTTGATCAGTACGCCAAGATAGTCATCAATAAGACCGTCAATTTTACCACAATAAACATAGCAGCAAAGAAAAAGGAAACAGCAGATGAATGAAGTAGCAACAACCAGCAGCAAATCGATATCGACCAACCATCTTGGATCGCTCAAGAGCATCCTGGAGAAAAATAAAGGTGCATTGGCATCAGTGCTACCCAAGCACATGACTGCAGAACGCATGGTGAAGCTTGCAACTGTGGCAGCAAGTAAAAGCGCGGAGCTGCTTAAGTGCGAGCCTATGAGTGTTCTTAGGGCTTTGATGGATGCGTCTCAGGTAGGTCTAGAGCCTTTTACTCCGCTGCAGCATGCTTACATTATCCCTTATTACAATAATAAAAAGGGATTCACAGAAGCACAGTTTCAAATATCGTATCGTGGTTTGATCGAACTGGTCCGTAGGTCTGACAAGATCATCAGCATTGAAGCACATGCTGTTTATGACCAAGATGAATTTGAATGCATGCTAGGAAATGAAAGCTACATCAAGCACAGACCGAAGTGGGCTGGTGAGCGCGGAAAAATGATCGCAGTGTATGCCGTGGCCAAGCTAAAAGATGGTGGTTGTCAGTTTGACGTGATGGGAAAGAATGCTGTTGATGAGATTCGCAAAAAGAGCAAATCCGCTAACAGTGGACCATGGAATGATTACTACGACGAAATGGCTAAAAAGACAATTATTAAGCGACTAATAAAAATGCTACCTATTTCAATAGAAACCGCTAAGGCTCTTGCCGTTGATAGTAAAGACGATAGTATTATTGGAAACAGTGATATGATTGTTGATGTTGACATGGATTCTGAGGAAGTTGAATTTGTTGAGGCTGATGCTGTAAAAACTGTGGGCCAACTCGAAGGCGAAGCCAAAGTCAGCGACATGAAAAAACAGCTTCACATCAAAATCAAAGATTCCAACATCGATCCAGCGATGAAAAGTGAACTGCTCAACAAATTGGTTGTCGTGACCGATAGAAAAGGCTTAGACGATATCACTGCATTAATCATGCTTCACATAAATAAAGCTTGATATTTTCGGTCAAAAATCAGATTTTACCATAGCAGAGAAAATCGTCGTTCTAAGAAGTTTTGAGATAGTCCAGTGACAATGAATGCTCCTATGTGCATGGGAGCATTTTTTATTTGGTAGGTGGAATGATGTTAATCCCGTTGGCCGTTGCGAATTCAATCAAATCGGCAACACTCTTAATTGATTTACCGTTATCGAGAGGAATCTCTGTGCCAGATTCAATCATTTTTACCAATTCTTCAATGTTAGGGATCCTACCACCGAGCCTTAGAAATTCAGATTTGGCAAGGCAGTTTGAGCATAGTTCAAATTTGTCTGTATACATTTCAAAAAATTCTTGCTCTGGAACAACACCGATTGGCTCTTTCTTCTCATTGTAGAGAACAAAGTCCCTTGGCTGAACTGCTACAACCTGATTATTCAATAGTGTGCATCTTCCCGAAGTGCAGACTTTTATCATTTTGGAACCCTGAGAGAAGTAGTTCTCTACTTCGCTTCCCCTTAGAATGTCTTTTGGATCGAATGTTTGGGAAGGTGGTGGTTCAGGGATATCGATCAAAACATCTATAACATTGGGAGTATTAGAAAAAGGCGTCCACTGTTTTGCGTAAACTCGTTTCGGGATTCTTGTATATAAAATGCCGTATTGATCCATATTTCACCCACAAAGTTGTATTGACGTTACTACACATAAACGATAACATTAAGACGATAATCAATCCATTTTTTAATTTTATTTGAAAGGCTGATATGGATAACAACATCTATGACATCATTTTGGGACAAATTGCAAATGACGTGGCTTTGCAAGCAAGGGCTGCTAACTCGGCATTCATCACCAACATGGCCGGTGTCAATAGCGTTCACGCACGTTGTGCTCAGGTGATCGATAAGCGCATTGCCGAGTATGACATCGAAGAAGTACGGGCAGCATCCTCAATTGATCCCTCTACACAATCTTGGTGGTTGTCAAAAGCAAATGGCGATAACGGAGCAAGTCAAACGTCAACAGGGCAGTTACTTGAGATTTTAAGGCAGATGCAAAGAACAGGCACTAAATAGGCATTAAAGCGATAGGCGCTTACTCCATAAACAAGGATGAAAGGGAGATAAATCATGGCAGGAAGTGATGTATTAGAACTGATTAATGGCCAATTTGCTAACGATGTGGCTTTGCAAGCTAGGGCTGCAAATAGTGCATTCGTTACAAATATGGCGAGTGTTCAAACAAATCATGCACGTTGTGCACAAGTGCTTGACAAGAGAATTTCTGAGTATGATATCGAGGAAAACAGAGCGGCTACATCGATTGATCCAGCCGCACAAAGCTTCTGGCTCAGTAAGGCCAATGGTGACGCTGGTAACGTCAACATCGGCACAGGGCTTTTGCTTGAGATTCTTAGGTCAGTGCAATCAGGGACGAAATAGGCTTTGCATTGATGTTTCCGCTCGGCTGAATTAGGATGATTATGTCAACGGAAAACAATTGTGACGGGAAACGGTCAAGTATCGTTTCCCGTTTCTAATTTTTACTTGCCGGGTGATTTTATCATTTGAAATAATTTTGTTTGCAGAGTAAAAATGTCGATGAGTAACTCATTGATTTCTTTCTTCCCGATCATACCTTGTTCATAGTACACGTCAAGTTTGCGCCTAAGCGAATTCGCATTACCATATGCATCTTCGATTTGTGTCTGATCAATCATGTTTTGGCTCACTAGATTCTTAGGTGGTTGTGGACTTTCGATAGTCATGGACTTCCTTTCGTTAAATTCAATCATCGGTTCAGGTTCAATAGGCTCTTTATAGAGTGGTTCTAACTTCGGTGCGTCTTTTCCTTCCTTGATAGATCTGATATTTGCAACGGTTCTAGCTGCTTTGTCAGCACCATCAAGGATAGTATCTAACATCGCTTTTTGGTCTTCGGCTTTCGAATAGGCCATTGTTTTCAGTATCTGCAACATGATTAATTTCTCCAGCATCTCATTCATATTGTCTTTGCTCTTAACTCATGTTAAGTTTTGTATACATGCACTACACCATAAATGGAAGGTATTTTATATGCAAAAATCGATCACAGCACATTTTCTTAAAAGAGCACTTGTAAGGATGAGCCAAACATTTTGTCACCACAAGTGGGTATATGATAAATCCATTTTTTTGATGGGAAGGCGCTGCGCTGAATACAACTGCAAAAAATGTGGTAAAATTGGTCATGTTGTTTATAAATACGATTATGAGTTAAAGAGGGGTTGATCAGGTTTTCATTGCTGTAGTTTGCCTCGCTATTCAGTTAATAAGATATTTAACTGCCCCCCTCTATTTTAATAGTATGACAGAGGGATTTTAGCAAGTGAATTTAAAATCAAGCGAGATTATTAAACGGCTAGCAGGGCTGGATATGTGGGAGCAATTGAATCAAACGCAAGAAGAATGCGGGGAACTGATCACAGCAATCAACCACTTTAGACGAAAGAAATCGATAGAAGAATATGATCATTTGTGTGAAGAAGTGGCCGATGTATCAATCATGGTGAATCAATGCATGTGCTTTTTAGACGGCGAAATAATAAATAAAAAAATCTCTGAGAAACTGGCGAGAGCCGGTGAAAGGCTGAAAAATGGGACTATCTGACTTTGCGATAATGATATTGTTAAGTGCTAATGGTTTTGCATGGGGATGCATTGTAGCATCGGTAGTTTTTTATTTCATCGGGAGAAATAGGGAATGATAGGACTTTGGATTTGTGTTGTGTTGTCTGCAGTATGGTTAGCAGTGCTGACGCTGCTTGTGCTGTCGCACATTAATTATCTGCAGAAATTTATCATCGGGCAAGACGCTGTTAATGAGATTATTGATAAAAGGCATTGGGCTTTTGACGAAAAGCTCAACATGATTAACGATAGAGTTAACAACATCAAAAGGCGCATATAATGTTTGTTTGGATCAAAATAATAGTCATGATCGGATTGCTATATATTACCGGCAAGGTCACAATTGTTATAATAAAAAGCCACAGGGAAAAGTTTTTTGGCGGTGATAAATATTTGCGCTGTCCGAACTGTAAACACAAGCTATCGCTGTGGCAGACGCTTAATTTTGATCGCTGTCCATCCTGCAGGTACTTCTTTTAATTAAATCAACAAAATACAATAAAAATTAAAGTTTTCTTGAAAAATGACGATAAGACAGTTATAACAAGGTTGCGATATCGCAACACAACAAAGGAAGGACTACAAAATGAAAACATACAAAACAATATTATACACGTTAGCAATCATTTTATTATCAGCTTGTTCCCACACTACGCACATGTCCCCTTCTGAGGATGGTAAAACGGCTTGGATCGCACAAGATTCAATCATGCTGATATTCACTACAAGCAAAAAATACTATTGCATTGCAGACCCAGTTAGGCCCAAATGCATTGAAACAATCGATATAGAGCCTACACCAGAACCCAAGGTTGACGATGGGAAGCTTAGAAACATATTTTTTTAAAACGGAGTAAAAACATGCTTTTAAAAGGCAGAGACCCAAACGATAAGATTGTACTTAAAAATGACTTCCACGGTACAAAGTGCATTATCTATCCCTATCCTGGCCAAATCATCACAAAAAGGCAAGTAGGTCATGCTTGGTCAAAGCTCTGTGGCCATTATGATTGCGATTGCGTTAAGCCTTTGGGGATAAGAGGCATTCAAAATCAAGAGATTAAAGTCTGTGAGGATGGATCAGCAAAAATCCTAATAAGGAAATGAAATGAAAAAACAAACACCATCATATAGAAAAGCTATCGAATGGATTGCAATTAATGATGATCCAGGAAGTCCTGAATCAATGGATATAGAATGTGTAAGGCATTATATATCAGTTTGTTTAATAGCTGATTTATTTGCAAAAGATCAAATTATTGTTGCTTGCGCTGTAGTAAGATTAAGAGAAAAAATTTTAAAAACATGATATCACGTAGGCATAAAAAATTTGCCAAGATTGGCAAGAAAAAAAGAAAAAAACGATGGTATATGCCATATGTTTATATCATCCTATTTTTTGCTACCCTATATTCGTTAACAACGCTTGTTTTCGAATACTACAAAGAAAAAGCCGAATTTTTAAAAGAGACAAACGAGAGGGAAAAGTAAATGTTGGATGCTGAAAATCAAACTCAGTGCGATATTTGTCAAGGCAAACACTCGTGTTACTATTGTGGCAATGTTAAGACTCAGAACAAAACCACACTTCAAGAATTGGAGATGATCGATATCTATTATAATGGTGGTAAGATTGTTGCTTTGACCATAGACGATCAAACAAACGATGTTGATGTTCATCCAATAAACCGCGATCTAGTAGATGATATCGGTACAATCGTGACAACTCGCACCTATGAAGTGGATCCCAATCTTCACCCATTTTGGCCGAGTGCCGGAACTTATCGCAAAATCCTATCGCCTACTCTACGAAAAAACGAAACCATAGGAAAAATGATTACAACTGTCACAAAAGTATCTAATACTAAAAGATTAACAAAATTAGTAGCTTTTGAGGTGATCAGAGATGAGTGATAGCATAACAGACCAGGGGAAACTGATAAATCTTGCAATCAAGAAAGCTGGCAGCATTGATGCTCTGTCTCAGCGTTTGGGTGTATGCCGACAAACCATTTTCAAATGGCGCAAAGGGGTGCATGAGATGAAAATGTCTAGATATTTGGAATTATCAAAATGGGTGGGCTGATGAAAGCTGAGGGGACTGCAGTGCTGGTAGTGTATATCGTAATATCGTTTATGGCAGCATCTTGTATGGTCATGGGCTGGTGTGCACATGCATGGTATTCCGAGGATAGACTTGTGCTCTGCAAAAGCTATGAAAAATATTATTACAACAAGAAACTGGAAAAGTGATATCATTGATTGTCGGATAGGTCTTCGGGACTTGGCCGAAAACTGAAATGGTGGCTTTCAGCTTCCGACACAAATGAAATTCAAATCATTTGGAATCATGACATTATTCTCATATCCGGCATACCGAGCCACAAAATAAGCATCAATAAGGTCAGGGTCTTTAATGCCAGAATTGGGATTTAACCGCCTAAACGCTGCCATGGATCGCTTTTTAGCTTCCCCTGCTTTTCTTTCCATCCCTTTGTGCGCTAGCTTCTGCCAAGCTTGGGGAGTGACTAGCTGATAGGGATAATGTCTCAACATCAGAAGCACCATCCAATATATACCACCAAAACGGAAATTATTGCTAACTCCCCATGGCTTCATCCCATGCACTTGCTCACAGTAAATATAGTCTGCTTTGTCAAAGTAAAATTCAGATTGAATCAAATTAGCATCTAAGATTTTATCCTCTCTAAAAGGAAGCTTCATATACCGGCAAGTCTTTTGCATCGTGTCAATCTCACAGATTACACCCTTTGAACCAGCGTCTATCCCTATCAATCTCATCTGCACACCTTCCTAAAACTGCATTCAAGTGCCATGGCTTCGATTCTTTTCATCATGAAAGAATCGACGTCAAGGCGAACATTTCGGTTGTAAATATCAAAGTCTCTCAAATGGCCTAACACAAGATGACAGCTTCTGCATAGTGTCATTAGATTTTTAGGCTCTAGCTCTAACTCAGGGAAACGGTGAAAAGGCTTGATGTGATGCACTTCCAAATGATTATGGCTTGAACAAGCTTCACACCGTGGCTTTGTCTTTAAAAATTCTTTCCTGACTTTTTCCCACTTCGGACTTCTTCCCTCAAGTGCAAATTTGATTTTATTAAGCATGATCTTTTCCGATAACTGCACAAGTTGAATAAATTGGTAGCCTATCTTTCCATTTTACTTCCAAGTATTCAGCAGTTTCAAAGAATTCTTTCGGTACTTCATAACTCTGGCTTGAATTGTGGTGACAGAATGAAAGCACTGCAAAATTCTCAAATCCTTTATCCAGAGATTGCAAACAAAGATCAGTGCCAAAAAGATGCTGATTGGTGATTCTCTCATCAAACATGATATGCTCAAAAGTGCTCTTTTTCACCACCAGACATAGTTCATCAAGAGTTTGAACAGGAGCATGTAGGTTAAAAGCGTTTCCCCATACATTGCCACGGTCCAGGATGTTTCCTCTCATCATTCCCCGATCATCCCTACCAGCTGGACCAATCACTCCCCAGTTAACCGATTCAAGCCTTGCAATGGCAATATCTAGGGATTCAAAAAAATAGCTTGGTAAAAAGACATCTTGATGAACAAATATTAGTATTTCATTTAATGATTTATCTATAGATTCATTATAAGCTTTACAAATATTTGTTATGTCATATGTAAATAATAAATCATGTTTTAAAATATCAGGTGATGAACATAGATTGCTTTTAAAGACTTCTGTTTTATTAACAGCGCATATTATAGAGTATTTGTTTTTAATCATTTTATAGCTCTCAACACAGCTTTCACCCAACAAATTTCATCTTCAGTCTTTTCTGTGGTGAAAAGCTGAATCACTTCGAATTTTGGCTTGATGCTGTAAAGTGCTCGGTAACGATCATCAGTGTAGTACAGGAAAGAATTTTGATTCCAGAATGCATAATGGGTTGGATCTTGAAAGGCTCCCCTTCCATCGGTTGAAGGCGTAGTCGAGTAGAAAAACCCGTCAGGCTTTAGAAGCCGCCAAATCTCTGTCATGATATGAATTCGCTTATCATTTTGAACATGCTCTAGAAAGTCCGTAGCATTCACAGAATCGGCAATATTATCCTCAAGCGGAATCCTCAGATTGCAATCACACACAAGGTCAACACCATCTAAGGGCTGGCAATCGATCCCGAAAGATCCATGCAGTTTTCGCCTACCACAACCTAAGTCAATTATCATTTTCAACTCCCATGCGAGTAAACTTAACAAGTCCAATTTTATCATCGCTCTTTTGACGGTAGTGACCTTTTGGTCCCTCAACCTGATAGCTTTTACTAACAAACGCCCATACTGTTTTTCCCGTCTTGTTCGCTATCGTTTGAGCTATGCAAACGGGAAATTTCTTGCCTTCCCTGCCACCGGCTTGGCAGCCATAGAGAATAATCTCAGCGTTATCTGCATAAGGCGCTTTGTAGTGGAAAGATGACCTAAAGTACCTTTGATTAATATCAAGTCCTGTTTTTGTGTGACTGAATAAAATCAGGCTCTCATCGCTTGAATGGCCGGAATAGATAATCTTGTCGATCTTATCGAATTTTGAGCAAGCGTCTTCCCACAAGTCCGAAACGGGTGTTGCCGATTCTATCTTTAGATAGTCCCTTGCGTCTATAATCACCACGGTTTCATAGGGATGTTCATGCTTATAGGTAAGCATGTTATCCAAAAAAGCGTCAGAATACTTAATGACGTTTCCTGCAGCGTCCCTAATTGTCTCTATACCGCAGATAGCTACCACGTTTGTCATTTTATTTTACCTTTCAAATATTCAATTTGATCACTGTGCGTAATGTATTCATTATAGTCAATGGTCTGGCTTGTCAGATGATCCACCCTACTGTTAGCACAAAGGGCATGTTTTATCTCATGTTCTTGCAGTGCGTCGGCATAGATGTTGTCCGAATACCAGAGGGAGCATCTTTCGCTGAGCGGCATGATCTTCTCAAGTGCTGATCTTTTAGCAACAAGGCACCATCCACCAATCTCATAGCAAATTCGATATCCTGGCAGAAGTCCTACCCAATTATTCGGGAAAGCCTTCTCATGCCAATGGTTGTGGCTATTCCAAGGCGTGAAAGATTCAAACTGAGGAAAGCATTTAGCCGAAGCCATTAACGCAGTAAACCAGTACCGAATATAATTCAAATCATTATTTGCAAAAACTACCCAATCACTCGAAGATGCTGCATAACCAAGGTTAAGTGCTCGGTTGTAACTAAACTTTTCCTGGTCGAACATGATAGTCATGTCCTGGCCGATGTTAGTGATAAATGGCATTGATTCAACAAGTATGACATTAAAGCTATATTCGCTCTCAGATTCTTTCAAGCTTCCAATCGATTTTTTAATCATCGAAGCCAAATTATAAGTCGTTTTGCTCGGAATGATAACGTCAACTAATACTGTCATATTCGCTCGCCTTAAAATGTTTATCTACTGCCTGTTTGATTTGCCTAATGTGCAGAAGCATATTGCATGGAGTTACCGAGTATTTATCTTGCTCACTAAAAAGGCGCTGAACATATTTGTTCTTCATAGCCTCTAGGCAGCATCTTTCAGCCTCATCGTATCTCTTTTGTGTCGTATAGATATAGGCTAGCTCGCACCATGATTCGGACCATGTGGGGTCTTTCGAGAGTAACTCTTTGGATAACCTGATAGCCTCATCGGTTTTACCTAATGCCTGTAACCATCTTGCCGCTCTAAAATAGCAGTGAGCTAGTTCAGCAAACCAACATGTTTCCCCTGCATTAACCCTTCTGATATACTCACAGTACCATTTGATAGCCTCATCATAATTCTTGATATCAACATTTTCATTTGCATAGTAAAACAGAGACCGAAGTGGTGGATAGATTTCTTCCTTCAAAATCCTTAGATTTCGCTGTGTCCCGTTTTCCTGATTGGCATGGCTCACATAATGGTGCTGAACGGTGATAGGGATATGATGAACACGTTTCTCCCAATTGACAGCCAAGCATTCGTGGACCCTTCCAACATACCTAGCTCTCATGCTCTTTCGCCAAATCTTATAGCTATTAAACGTGAGACCACTATCCATCCGGTAGTTGATAGAAAAGAAATCACCTTCGTTTTCTTCAATCACCTTTTTGATATCGGTGGTGATCAGGATATCATCAGCGTCAGCCGACATGATAAAATCAACATCCATTTCTTCTAACAGTTTGATGTACTGATTGCGAGCGAGTGAGAAGTCCCTCATTCTTCCCTCATCGTCATTACATTCAAGAAACGTGACAACCTGATAATCAATGCCAGTATGACGCAAAGCTTTCATTGCTGCATTGATTGTTCCATCGCTTGAACCTGTGTCTACAATCACAATTGCATCCACTGCAGGGATAAAGCTTTCCAGACAAGCTGGTAAATCCTTTTCCTCATTTTTAACGATTAATCCAAGTCCTATTTTCATTCTGTAAATACCCTTTTGTTTTTGTTGGGACCACGTTTTTTTCTAGCAGATATCTCATACCGTTTTACTGAAATCCCTTGCTTTTCTAAGTATTTTATATACCTGCATACTGTCCTATAGCTTAAGCCGAGTATCTCACTCGCCTGTGTCCGATTGCCGTTTGTTCTGTTCAAGATTTCTCTTGTCCATAACATCTCAACATGAAGCTTGGTTAGTTCAGTAGGAAGGCTTTCAAAAGTTTTGAGAATTTGTTCTACATCGATCATGATTTTCTCTCTAAAATTTTATATAGGATAAATATAACTAGAACTAATTGTCAATTTAAAATATATGTTATAATATTAAATAAGAGGTGAACACATATGTTTGAAGATTTAAAAATGACGCTGGAATACTGGCCGATAGAAAAACTAATACCATATGCCAGAAACCCAAGGAAGAATGATCATGCTGTGGAAAAAGCAGCATCTTGGATCAGGGAATTTGGCTTTAGAGTGCCTATCCTTGCAAAGAGCGATGGAACTATTGTCGATGGGCACTTGCGTTTAAAGGCAGCAAAGAAGCTTGGCATAACCCAAATACCTGTTAGCCTTGCCGATGATATGACCGAAGTCCAAATCAAAGCTTTTAGGCTATCAGTCAACAAGATGAGCGAGCTAGCAGATTGGGACGATGATTTATTAAAGCTTGAATTAGAGGAACTGGACAATCTGCAGTACGATATCGATAGCCTTGGTTTTGATGATATTAAATTCGACAAAGATATTGAAGATGAATTAGAAAACAATAATTACACCAAGAAAATAAAATCACCTATTTATGAACCAAAAGGCGATAAACCTGAAGTAAAAGAGCTATTTGACAATCAAAAAACAAATGAATTGATAGAAGAAATAGACAAACAAGATTTACCCGAAGAAATAAAAATATTTCTTAAGAAAGCAGCCGAAAGGCATACGGTATTTTCATATGAAAAAATAGCGGAATATTATTGTCATGCTAATAAAAACATTCAAGATTTGATGGAGAAGTCTGCGCTCATAATAATTGACTTTAATAAAGCAATTGAAAATGGCTTTGTAAAACTTGCTGATGAACTAGCGGAGGCTTATTCGAATGATAAGCAATGATTTCATCGCATTCATCTTGACAAACGGACGGCCTAACAATGTTGTGACATATGACACATTAAGAAAATGTGGCTATACAGGTCCCATCAGATTGATTGTTGATGATCTAGACAAAACAAAAGAAAAATATATCGAAAAATATGGTGAAGATGTCATCATTTTTGATAAGAATGCAATAGCAAAAACATTCGACCAAGCTGATAATTTTAACGATATGCGAGCAATAATCTATGCAAGAAATGCATGTTTTGAGATAGCTAAAAATATTGGATATGAATATTTTATAGAACTCGACGACGATTATACAAGCTTTGATTGGCGTTTTGATAACGAATTTAATTATATTCACACAACTATAAAATCAAATCTTGATGCTGTTTTTCGAAGCATTTTGAATTTTTATAAGTCAACAAATATTCACTCTATAGCCATAGCTCAAGGTGGCGACTATATCGGCGGTCCAGGATCTGGCATATGCTTTGGTAAAGGTCTAGTAGGTCTTAAAAGGAAATGCATGAATTCTTTTCTCTGCAGTACCAAGAGACCTTTTCAATTTTTAGGAAGAATAAATGAGGATGTAAACACATACACAAAACAAGCTTCAATAGGTCTATTGATGTTTACAACAAATCAAGCATGTTTAAATCAAAAAATAACGCAAACAAACTCAGGTGGCATGACTGAACTATATCTTGATTCAGGAACATATGTGAAAAGTTTTTATTCGGTAATGTTTCAACCATCTTCTGTAAAGATAAAATTGATGGGATTTACAAGTAAAAGATTGCACCACAATGTTGATTGGCCAAATACAATACCTGTTATTTTAAATCAAAAATATAAAAAAGAGGTGAACACATATGTTTGAAGATTTAAAAATGACGCTGGAATACTGGCCGATAGAAAAACTAATACCATATGCCAGAAACCCAAGGAAGAATGATCAGGGTGTAGACAAAGCCGCATCTTGGATCAAAGAATTTGGCTTCCGTGTGCCTATTCTTGCAAAGAGCGATGGAACTATTGTCGATGGACATTTGCGTTTAAAAGCAGCAAAGAAGCTTGGCATAACCCAAATCCCGGTTAGCCTTGCCGATGATATGACCGAAGTGCAAATCAAAGCCTTTAGGCTATCAGTCAACAAGATGAGCGAGCTAGCAGATTGGGACGATGACCTATTGAAGCTTGAATTAGAGGAACTGGACAATCTGCAGTATGACATTGATAGCCTTGGATTTGATGATATCAAGATAGATAAACATGATTCAAATGGTGGTCTGACCGATCCCGATGAAGTGCCGGAAGTCCCTCAGAACGTCTTTGGTGTGAAACGTGGGGATATCTGGTTACTTGGTAATCATAGGCTTATGTGTGGTGATAGCACAGATGAAAATGATGTTAAGAAACTGATGAATGGTCAGAAGGCGGATATGGTCTTTACCGATCCGCCATACGGAATAAATTTTAGTAATGATTCACTTCCAAAAAAAGATTTTAAAGGCGTTAGGGAAGGACTAAAGCATAATAAATATAAACCTATTATCGGTGATTATTCAGATTTTGATCCAAGTTTTATTTTAGATTTTTTTGATTGTGATGATATTTTTGTTTGGGGAATAAATCACTATGCCGATAAATTGCCAAGAAGCACTTGGATAGTATGGGATAGAAAACTAAATGATTCAGCCGATAAAAATTTGGTAGGGGACTTTGATTTATGTTGGTCAAAAAACACACATAAAATGACAATGATTAGAATACCATGGTTTGGTGTTTTTGGTCACTCAAAGGTTGATGATGGTAAAAATAAGGTTCATCCTACGCAAAAACCCGTAAAGTTGGCTGAAAAGTTTTTTGAAAAATGGGGAAATAATAAACAAAATATTGTCGATTTATTTCTCGGATCGGGATCAACTTTAATAGCTTGCGAAAAGACAGGCCGGACATGCTACGGGTTAGAACTAGATGAGCACTATTGCAGCGTTATAATTAAAAGGTTTCAAGATTTTAGCGGTAAACAAGCAGTAAGAGAGGGTTAAAATGGAAGATAAACCCAAACGCAAGACAGGACCAAAGAAAGGCGAAGGTGGTAGGCCTCTTATCGAGATAGATTGGAAGCTTGCCGAAAAGTTGGCATATATCCAATGCACCGCAAGGGAGATAGCATCCACATTAGGTATTGACGATGAGACCTTGGCTAACGCATGTAAGCGAGTGAATAAATTAACATTTTCGCAATGGTATAAAAAGCATTCCGAAGCTGGATGTTGCTCTTTACGCAGGTCAATGTGGAAATCTGCAACATCAGATAGGCCAAATGTTGCTATGCAAATATGGCTGTCTAAGAACTACTTAGGCATGAAAGATTTCGTCGAACAGAATGTTGATGTGAAGAAAACGCCTACCTTAAATCTTATTATTGGTCAGAAAAAAGACGATGAATAATGGATATAATCATACCAGAGAAGTTTACCGGACTTGCTGAAGATAAGCGTTATTATGTTTACTATGGTGGTCGAGGCAGCGGCAAGAGCCATAGCATTGCAAGATATCTAATATGTGTTGCTCTGAATGCGCCTACAAAAATACTCTGCACAAGAGAATTTCAAAACTCAATCACTGAATCCGTTTATGTACTCCTGAAAGACATTATTAGTCAGTATGAGCTAGCAGACTATTTTCATATCAAGAATTCATCTATCGATTGTGTGAATGGATCAACACTTATTTTCAAGGGACTTGCCCACAACATTGAATCGGTAAAATCAACTGAGGGTGTTGATATTTGTTGGATTGAGGAAGCCGACAAGGTTAGTCAGAATTCATGGGATATTCTAATACCCACAATCAGAAAACCGAACAGCAAAATCATTGTCACGTTTAACCCTACTCACGATGACGATCCAGCCTATACAATGTTTATCGTCAATCCTCAGCCTAACTCGATTATCGAGAAGGTAAATTACTCTGATAATCCATGGTTCCCCGAAGTGCTTAAGCAAGAACTAGAGCACATGAAAGCAACGGACTATGACCGTTATTTGCATGTTTGGGAAGGCGAGTTAAGGACAATATCCGATGCTCAAGTATTTAAAGGAAAATTTGTTGTAGAACCATTTGAAACAGGTAATGAAGTATTTTATCACGGTATGGATTTTGGTTTTGCGAAAGATCCAACAACGATTGTCAGATGCTTCATCAGGGGAAAGTCTCTTTACATTGACCGTGAACAGTATGGACACCATATAGAAATCGACAAAATCCCTATCATGATCAAAAAAATCATGGAAGGCGCTGAATCATGGCGCTGGAAAATTAGGGGAGATGCTGCTAGGCCAGAGACCATTTCATATCTCAAGAATCTGCACTTCAATGTTGAAGCTGCGCCAAAATGGCAAGGCAGCGTAGAGGATGGAATTGAATACATTAAAAGCTTTCAAAAAGTTGTGATCCATCCTTCTTGCATTCACTCGATTGAAGAATTCAAACGCTATAGCTACAAAATAGATAAACGCACAAATGACATTCTTCCTATCGTGCTTGACGATTACAATCACATAATCGATAGCGTTAGATATGCGCTGGCCGATCTTATTAAACGCAAGACAACGATATACGATGCGGGAGTGCTATAGCCTTCTCGTGACATTGCGTTATAATAGTGTATTATAAATATGAAGCCTTTATAAAAAGGGAAATTGGAAATATGGATAAACATACAAATTCAATGTTTGAATTCTCGCAATCGATTGGCAGCGATCTTAGCAGCGCCAATGCAATGGCATTCAACAAAAGATATGCGGCTATCACCCTTAATCGGTCCCTTCTCAGCAGCACATACATGGAAGAAGGCATTGTCCAGGTGCTTATTGATCAGCCTGTAGACGATGCATTCCGTGGTGGAATTAAGGTGCTGACCGAAGAATTGTCAGCCGATGAACTGGCAGAACTGCAAAATGCGCTAGAGGAAGACGACATCCTTGCTACCTATGGCCAAGGTCTGAAGTGGGCAAGGCTCTTTGGTGGTGCTGGCATCATTATCAATTGTGGCCAAGACATGAGGCAGGAACTAAACATTGAATCGGTCAAACAGGACACTCCCCTAAAATTCTATGCAGCAGACCGTTGGGAGCTATCCTATGCGCCTTATGGCATGAATGCACTCGACCAGCTTGGTCAAGACACTGCAGAAGTGGGAACATCAGAACACCCATATAACTATTATGGCCATGCCATCCATAAATCAAATGTGATCAAGCTAAACGGTAAGCTACCACCTTCCCTGCTGAGAGGCCAATTTGGTGGATGGGGAATGAGCGAGATGGAAAAACTGGTTAGGTCATACAATCAATATCTTAAGCACCAAAATGTCACATATGAGTTACTGGATGAAGCCAAAGTTGATGTGATGAAAATTGCCGGTTTTAACTCAGCAATTGCAACATCAATGGGAGCACAGCAAACCGCTCAAAGAGTAGGATATGCAGCACAAATTAAGAACTATCAAAATGCTTTAGTTATTGACAAAGAGGATGACTACGAACAAAAAACAATGAACTTTGCCGGTTTGTCTGAAGTGCTTAATCAAATCAGGATTGGCCTCGCTTGTGATTTGCGAATGCCTATGACCAAGCTTTTTGGTATTTCTCCTGGTGGTCTTAATGCTAGCGGTGAAGAAGAAATAGAAAACTACAATAGCATGATTGAGACAGAAATCCGTTCTAAGGTCAAAGCCGGTATGATCCTAATTCTGAAAATCATGTGTAAAAAACTGTTCGACTATATCCCTGAAAAGATATCATTTGAGTGGAAGCCTCTCAGAGAAGAATCTTCGATTGAAGTCTCTGCAAGAAAAACAGACACCTTAAACCGTGTTATCACTGCATTCGGTAATGGCTTAATGACAAGTGAAAAAGCAGTGCAGGAACTAAATGCTGCCAAGGTTTTCGATTTGGATTTGAAGGAAGGTGAGGCTTTGAGTTTAGAAGATGCAAGCGCACTGTCAGCTTCAAAGGTAGGCGAAGTTTCAAAGCCGGTAAGCAAGACGGGTAATGTTTAATGCCAAAGAAAATCATTCCACCGATCATTTATAAAGATGCATGGCATAATGACCTAGCTAAGAGGCTGATAGCTATCTTAAGCCAAGCCATTTTTAAACCTTTGGCCGATGCACTTAATGAATCTGATCTTAAGGCTAACGCTAAGAAAAGCGCATTAGAAACGGCTTTGAGAGAAGGGACTATTCAGTTTCAAGGTGGTGCTTTCAGGGGAGCGATCAATTCAGCTATCTCAAAAGAAATCAAGTCCCTTGGTGGACAGTTTCGAAATGGAGCATGGCGCTTGCCTTCCCCTTCCCTGCCAAGCCATTTGCAAAAAGCCATTTATGCCAACAAACAAGCGATGGATCTTTTATCCGTTAGATTCTCAGAACTGACATCAGCAATGCCAAAGAAAATTACATCGATGATTGCCGATTTGTCCATCGATGGACTAGGGCTTGAGGGAGTGAATAGGGTAAGCAGGGAATTTAAGCGGACAGTAGGGAAAGCCTACGCAGTTATGCCAGACATCAAGGATGAAGGCAGGGATGTTCTGCTGAAAACCTATTTCGATAGCGAACAACTTCCGATAAAGAAACGCTTACTCAGAGAATTTGAAGACGGGACCAAAACCTACACCGAAAACTTTGCTCAAGAAGTGGTGGAAAAGCTTAGGCGTGAGATATCCGAAAAGATCGCAAATGGTAGGCCAAGGCATGAAGTTAGAAATTTGATCGAAAATAGGCTTAACATTTCAGCCGATAGATGTAAGTTTATTGCTAGGCAGGAAACTAGTCTTTTAACTTCCAAGTTTAAAGAGATACAATATAAACAGGCTGGCATAGACAAATACATTTGGCGAACAGTAGGCGACAATCGTGTCAGGGATAAGCACGATGACCTGAATGGCAAGACTTTCAGTTTTGATAGTCCACCGGATGCGAGTTATTTCAACACTCATGAGCCTTGTAATCCAGGTTTCGATTATAATTGCCGTTGTGTCGCACTCCCAATAGTTGAATGGTAAGATAAAGAGAGGCTTAAAAATGGATAAATTGTTATCAGTGGGCAAAGTGATAAAAATGCCTTGTATGCGATCAGGGCTTTGCAAATATTCTGAAGAAACGGTACTAGTTACCAAAGAATTTCTTGAGCACTTAGCGCCTTCAATGCAAGGCGTACCGGTGGTGATAGAGCATCCTGACATCAGGATAACCGATCAAAATGTTGGAACACTTCCAGTTGTTGGTCGTGTTGCTGATATGCATTTCGATCAGGAAAATGATGTTTGGCTTGCCCATTTCGTTATCGATAATGCGAAGGCTGTGGAGCTATTGCAACATGGCTATGGTGTCTCAACTGCTTGGATCGGGACTAAGTACGCAGGTGGTGGTACGTTTAACAATTGCCCATATGACCGTGAGGCAGTGGAAGGCAGATATGAGCACTTGGCAATTGTACAAAACCCACGGTATGAAATGGCAGTAAACCCAATTTTTTTAAATGCAAAAGATGGACAAAATGAAGATAATAAGGGTATCATAAATATTGATAAAACAAAGGGGAATAATTCTATGTTTGGTAAAGTTTGGAAAAAAATAACCCAAAAAGAAGAATTAATGCAGAATTCAAATGAAGAATTCATCGTTGAAATTGATGGTGTGGAAAAGCCGCTAAAAGATTTCATCGAAGATTTCAAGGCTAACGCCAAGAAAAATGAAGAAGAAAGCAAGTATGATGTTGACGGTGAGGAAATGACCGTTAATCAGCTTATCTCTGCCTACAAAAACCTCAAAGTCAAGAAAAATGAAGACGATGAGGCAGATAAGAAGAAAAAAGAGGAAGAAGAAGCGAAGAAAAACGCTGAGGAAGAATCTAAAGACAAAGAAGAAAAAGAGGAAAAGGCTAAGACCAATTCCCGTTTTGAGGAAATGGACAACATCCATCAAAACGCTGGAAACACTCCTGACGAAGTAGTGTTTTTCAGTCTCAAGGAAAGAACAGACTTAGGTAAAAACCGTTACGGTTCTAAAAAATAAGGGAGATTAAACGCTATGGCTTTGAATCAAAACCAATTCGCTATGACAACTTTAAAAGGCACCAAGGACAGTGGTATGGGCACTGTTTTGGAAGTCCAGCTTTATGATGCATCTGCTACCACTGAATTTGTGGCTGGTGAGATGGTATGCATTGGATCAACTGTTGCTCCAAATATCACTAAAGTAATTAAGGGAACTGCAGCGACAGACCCATACTTTGGTGTAATTCTGACCAATCCACTTAAAGCTTCTTTTTATTCGGGTGACAAGGTTCAGATTGCAATCCTTGGCTCTATCGTCTTGGTTGAGGCTTCTGCTTTGATCGCTGCTGGTGCTTCTCTGCAGTATGACTATGCAACGGCAAAATTTGCGACACAAACCGCAAGTAACACCATTGTCGGTGTAGCGATGGAAAACGCAGCAGCAGACACAAGCCTTTTCCGCATGATGGTATTCCAAAAAGCAATCAGCGGAGCAACTGGTGCAACTGGTGCAACTGGTGCAACTGGTGCTACAGGCGCTACAGGCGCAACGGGTGTTACCGGTGCCACAGGCGTGACAGGTCCTACTGGTGCAACTGGTGCCACAGCATAATTACCGAGCCTTAAACGGTTCGGTTTTGTTTTGAGAGATTGAAAATAAATTTAAAATGGAGATTTAAATATATGAAAAATCCACTTCAGTTTTTTGATCCAAGCACTGGCGAGATTATGAAGAACAGTCTTGGTTACCAACAAGTAATCACCACCCTTACAGCAGTAGGTCGTAAGGTGAGTGAGCAAAAATTCTATGAGATAGCACCGGCTGACTATGTTCCAGTGGTGATGGGAAATGGTGCTTACAAGCGTCAAATCCTAAACTGGAGAACATATGTTAAGGGTGAAGGTTTTGAATCTGGAATCATGGGTAACAGCAGCAACGGCGCTAGGGTTAGTCTCGTTGATGCTGCTTATGACAGCATTAATCAAAATGTTTTGTCATGGGCAAAATCGGTTGAGTACAATCTTTTCGAACTGCAAGAAGCACTGCAAGCAAACACTCTTTTCAGCCTCATCGAAGCCAGAGAGTTAGCAAGACGCAAGCAATGGGACCTTGGCATCCAGAAGGTAGCTTTCCTTGGAATTGGCTCTGAAACTGGACTTCTCAACAATGGGAATGTCACGGTTGACACTGCTACAATCACAAAGAGAATTCCTGCTATGAGTAGTGCAGAATTCAACACATTTGCTGGCGCAATTTATGAAGTTTATCGTGCAAACTGTGCAAGAACTGCACGTCCTACTCACTTCATTATTCCAGAGGCCGATTGGAACGGTCTTATCAATTTTCCCGATGCGACCTATCCTCTCAAGACAAAATTGGAACTGTTAGAAGCAGCTTTCAAAACAATTACTCAAAGGGCTGATTTCAAAATTCTGCCAAACGCCTATTGCGACAAAGCAAATTTTGACACAACCAACAACCGCTATGTTTTGTTGAACTACGATGAAACCAGCGTAAAGATGGACATCCCAATCGACTACACAAGCACAGCAGCAGGGACCGTAAACGGTTTCACTTGGGAAAACGTGGCCTATGGCTCTTTCACTGGAGTTGTGGCACAACGTGAAAAAGAGATGCTGTATTTCGGTAACACTGCGACCTAACAGAAAGTTGCACAATGGCTAAAGAAAAAAACAAAAAAGATGGTGCAGAAAACTCAGAATCAGAAATGATTAGGGTTTTCTCTACTCGCAAAGGTTCTATCATTCTTCCCGATGGTAAGACTTTGAACGCTGGAGATGTTTTAAAAGTCAATCTTGAAACAGCAGATTGGCTTGAAAAAAGCTTCAAAGGGTTTGTGAAAAAAATTGACTAGAGGATTTAATAGTAATGATCACTGTAACTGATATCGTGGTTGATGATTTCAAAACATGGTTTTACCGTGACTTTAGCTATTACATTCCTTTAGGACAAACCGATCCAATTGCAGATTGTTACAAGGGATATGTGACTGATCAGGATATAAACAAAGCTTTTATTGAGGCAAAAATGAACTTCAATGAAGCACTGTTTGGTGACGATGATGGTCTTAAAACAGCATTTTTATATCTCGCAGCACATTACCTTTGTAACGATATCCAGGCATCGGATGAAGGCATCACGTCAACCGGATACTTTACTGTTTCCAGCCGATCAGTGGGCTCGGTTAGTGAAGCTTATGACATCCCTGCTTGGATGACTGCAGATTCAAATCTTTCATACTTCACAACAACTAGGTATGGTCAGAAATATTTGTCGCTCATAAAACCGCTTCTCATTGGCAATGTTGTCGTTTATCAAGGCGCAACAACCTATCGATAGGGAGTAGGGTTTGATCGAAATTAAAACAGATTTTAAACTAGATGAACAGAAGTTAAAAAATATCGAAAATTTTTTAGCTAAAAATCATCTAGTTAATGTTGGCGTTTTGGCAAATGAAATCAGACCGGAAGGATTTGGATCGGTTGAACTGGCTATGGTTCATGAATTCGGTTCTCAAATAAGAAAAATACCTAAAAGATCATTTTTTATCATGACTATGACAAATAGAATGAAAGATTATGAAAAAGAAATCACTGCAAATTTACCTACCATCATGCGAAGAATAGCAGACGGTCAAGGTGAACAATTTTTGCAGAAGGTAGGCGCAATGTGGGTTAGGTATGTCATGGAAACATTTGATGCTGAAGGTCCAGGATGGGATAGTCTTTCACCCAAGACTATAGCGAATAGGCGTCTTGGTAGTGATAAAATTTTACAAGACACTGGTGAAATGAAAAAATCTATTACTTTTAAGGTCGTAGAATGAATTCTAAGCAGACATTTCCAAATATGCGCCAGGCTGTTATGGCCTGGGCTGAAGATACAAAGGTTTTCATTGTTGGAAAAAGTCAGCAAGATTTTAAGACGATTGAATCCTACTATGAGCAAACAGTTAAGATGGTCCGCATTCCAAGCGCGCAAAACCTCGAGATGAAAATGGAAGGCGAGCGCAGATGGAATTATGAGACCATTTATGCTGATCATTCGTTAGATTTAAAGGTTGATGATATAATAGTGTTCGGATGCACATCATCAAACAAATTCAGGGTTGTTAATAAAATCGATTACACTAAATTTGGTTATATCCAATATGAAGTTGTGAGCGATTACTCGAAGGGTTTTAAATGACAACTACCAGAGTTACACCACAAATAATTTGCCAAATCATCCAGAAGTGCATGGTTTTGGAAGATGATCAAATTTGGATATATAACCAAAGGCGAGCTATCCCCGAAGATAAGCGTCTTTATGTTGTGGTAGGGCTGGCAGGTTTTAAAATGTACGGTAACACAAATGTCAGCAATCTAGAGACTGGCTTAACCGATGAGCTATCTCAGTTTATGCAAGAGACAGTCACAATAGACTTGTTTAGCTACACGACAGAAGCTTTAGAAAGATATCCGCAAATCATGGGATCTTTGAAATCATCCTACTCTCAGCAAGTGCAAGAACTGTATGCACTTAAGATTGCTGATTTGCCTTTGACAATCAATGATGTTTCAGCGATCGAAGGCATTGCGAGACTTAACAGGATATCCATTGCATTGTCGGTTCTTAGAAAATACAGTATGCTGATAGCAGCAGATTATTACGATCAACTATCTCCGGGTTATGTCCAGTTTGTTAACAAATAGGAGTTAAAAATATATGGCAATGATCGATATCGTAAATGTAGTAAATATAAGCGTAGTCATGCCAGCCGCAGGGCTTGCAAACTACAATATCAATAACCTTGTGTGTTTCACCAAAGAGACACCAGCCGTTTCTTTGGGAACTGCTAAATATGCTCTTTACTCCAATTCAGCGGACGTAGCCACAAATTGGGGAACTGCAAGTGCAACATATGCTGCTGCTGTCGCAGTATTCAGCCAATCACCCAACATCTTAACTGGTGGTGGTCTATTCATCGTAGTTCCGATGCTTACCGATGAAGTGCTTGAACAAGCAATCGAACGAGCACAGGGATATGTGTACTTCGGTGGATGCTCTGCGAACTACACGTTGGGTGTGACCGGGCCTACCGGCTACACAGGCGCAACGGGAGCTAACCTAGAGGCTCTAAGGGCAGCAGCTACAGCGCAATCGGCTGGCAAGCTTCTTTTCTTAGCTGATAGTGCAGAGGCATCGCTTCAAAATGGTGGTCTTGCTTATGAAGTTGATGATTCAAGCCTTAGCTACACTAGAGTGCTTCATCATACCGATGCTGCAGAACTAGAGACTTTCAAGTGGTCGTATGCCGGAAGAGGCATGAGCACAAATTTCTCAGCGATCAATACTACTTCATCCATGAACCTGAAATCACTTCCTGGTGTTAGCTCTGATTCGGGTATGACACAGACTATCTTGAATGAAGCAAAAGCCGTAGGCGCTGATGTTTATGTCAACATTGCCGGTCAATCGTGTGTGATTTCACACGGTGCCAATGGATTCTTTGACGATGTTTACAATCTGCAATGGCTGATCGGTGCACTTGAAGTCGCAGGTTTCAACTTCCTACGCACAACGGGAACAAAGATCCCTCAGACCGAAGGCGGTATGGATGGGCTTAAAGCTGCTTATCGTGCAGTGCTAGTCCAGGCATCGTCAAACGGCTTTGTAGCTCCAGGGGAATGGACAGGGACCGACACCTTCGGCAATCCGGTTGACTTCAGGCGCAACATCCGGGACTTTGGCTTTTACATCTATTCGCTTCCTGTAGCGCAACAATCGGTAGCAGACAGGGAAGCAAGGATTGCACCAGCGGTTCAAATAGCTATCAAGTATGCAGGAGCTATTCACTCAACTTCTGTAATCGTAAACGTAAACAAGTAAACAACTTTCATTAGAGGGTTAAAATATGGGCTCTTTTTCATTATTAGGCACAGATACAATCAAAATCGGTGAGCGAGTGCTTGCCGATTTTGGATCGGGTGAAGTCGCAAAGATCAGTTACCCAACTGAACTAGCGACAGTCAAAACCGGCAAGAATGGCAACACCATTTTTGTTCAAAACGCTTCCGGCTTTCAGGCATCTTTGGAAGTCAAGGTTATCAGAGGATCGGCTGACGATAAGGCACTTCAAAGCCTTCTCACTTCATACCGTTCAAATCCAACTGCCTTTGTTCTGCAAAATGCTGAACTAAGCAAAAAAATCGGTGATGGAACGGGTGTTGTCTCGGCTGATACCTATGTGCTCACAGGCGGCATCCCGACAAAGCAGGTTGAAGTTACAGTCAATGTTGAAGGCGACACCGAACAAGCTATCAGCAGCTATACTTTCGTTTTCGCAGTAAGTGATAGGGCGATTTCATAATGAAGATTAATTTAGAAAGTGGTGCAGTGCTTGACATCACCTTGCTTCCTTTCGAGGAAGCTTGGGGAGTTAGTCAAGCGATAACAAGAGAAATCGAAAGAATTGAGTTTGATCCAAGGTCAATCAATTTTTCCGATTTTCAAGCTACTGACATCTTAAATCTGAAGTCTCCAATATGCGCTATTTTGTCAAGTCAGGCAGTTATAGATTCAGCTAAGACATGTTTCAAACGCTGCACCTATAACGGTCTGAAAATAGATTCTCAAACTTTCGAAAAGAGAGATTGCAGGGCTGACTTCCTTCCGGTTGTCTTTCATGTTTTGAAAGAAAACATCTCCCCTTTTTTCGAAAATCTGCTTTCGTCTTTAAAGAAGAACTAACCGAAAGCAGCAAAAGAGATCTTCCCAAAATAGACATAAAAATGGATTCACACCGATTTATCATAATGGAGCTATCGGCTGCAGGTTTTGGTTCGCCTGAAGTTTTAATGGGTGAACGGGTTGACTTAATATGTGATGCTTATGATTATTTGATTTTCAAAAACAAGTATGAAAAGCAATGCTATCTGATAGGGGAGCGAAATGAATCTAGGTGAATTGGCTTTTAGCTTGGGTTTTAAATCAACTGGAATTGGTGAAGCTAAGAATTTTCAAAATGCCTTATCGTCTACGCAGGAAGTGACTGAAGTCCTCGCTCAGTCCATGGAAAGCCTAAATGAGATTCTCACCAAAATTGCTGTTAAAATGGGAGCGATCACAAAGGCAGAGGCAGCAGAGTTAAAATCAAACAAAGATTTGCTGAAAAACACAAACCAGCTTAACAATGCCAAGCAGGTTAGTAACGATAAGTCAAAGCAAAATCTTGGAATACTTGGCAACATCAATAGTAAAATGAAAAATTACTTTGGTACGCTATCGACTATCCGATTGCAAATCATGGCAGCGACTACCGCTCTAACCTACTTTGTCAAAAAAGCTTCTGATGTTGCCGTTCATATCGATAAGATTTCATCGCTGACAGGGCTTTCAACTACATCAATTCAGCGTATGGGTGACATGGCAGCGCAGACAGGTGCTTCCATCGACGATGTAGCTGGAGCGGTTAGGCACTTCCAAGAAGAATCCGTTAACATCATGCTTGGCCGTGGTGGAAACATAGGCGTCTATCAGTTTCTAGGGCTGAACCCACATGATGATCCACTTAAGCTTTTGGATCAATTGTCACGCAAATTAAAGACTATGCCAACGGCTTTAGGTACAACCATGGCCAAAGACTTAGGCTTGTCTGATGATATGATCTATCTGCTTAAGAACACGCAGAACCTTAAACCACCGGCTGAAGGCACTCTTTTAAGCGAGAAAGAAATTCGAAGATTGAAGGAATTCAACTTCTATTTCAACCGTGTTTTTGAGCAAGGTAAAAGAGTGTTGCAGAAATTCGGTGCATTCCTCACACCGATAGCAACACAGGTTATCTATTTCTTTGATCGCTTGGGGACCATGTTTGCTGGAGTGATGGAACGCATGGAGCCATTCTTTCAGAAGCTTAAGCAGTATATGCCTTATCTTGTAGTGCTTGGTGGTGTTTTGTTTGCTGCATTCTTTCCCCTAACCGCAGCATTGATAGGGATTTCGTTAGTGTTGGAGGATTTATGGTCGTTTGTCAAAGGCGATGATTCTTTGTTCGGTAGGATGTTTAAATGGCTTACTGACATCAATGGCGCTGTTAAAGACGTTATTCATTATTATGTGCAGTTAAGGAAGCTTTTTACTCTCGGTAAGCACGATGAATATTTTGATCAAATGGAAAAGGATTTGCTTACAGGTGCAGAAGGATTTTTGAAAAAGGTTAAAGACAAAGAAGAAAATCCCGATAGGAAGAAAAAACTAGAGGCTGTTAATAACGTAGTTGATAAGCAGTTTGATCAGATAAATCCTGATATCAAAACAGGCATCGAAAATCTTGTAAAGTCCGCTTCTGGCTTTATGAACATAAACGCCAAAACGGGAAGTGCAGGAGCTACGACTAACAACAATAACGCTGATATCACAATCAACATTAATGAAGCAAAAACACCGAAAGAAACAGCCAATGCAGTTAAACAAGCTGTAGGCGATGCATACTGGCAACGTAAAGGTGGAGCAAGATAAATGTCAATTTTAAACACAATAAGCGGTGCTAGTTCTGCCATTAACATAGGCGGCTCTGCACTCTCTTTGATAGGCATGGGATCGGCTTTATTTAAAGGAAGAAGTCTAAAAAAAGGTATTGACGGTTTTCTGTTTGATATCCCTTTAACCGACAATGTGTCATACTCGGCCAATATTACCGATCACTACGCAGAAGATAATAGCTCAATTCAAGACCATATCGGGTTAGACCCACTTAAAATAACAATGACTGGAAAAATTGCTGAACTGGTTTATACCAAAACGCAGCAATTGACCTTCCTATCGGCGATGGTTGATCGGCTGGCACCTTTGGGTGTCTTTTCACCCAAACAGGCTCTACAGGCTCAAAAAGCCATTTCAACGGCAAATCAGGCTTTATCAGCGATTGACACTCTGCAAAAAACCTATAACAATTTGGCTGATATTTTCAAAGATGAACCTTCGAAAAATGCACAGCAAAAAGCATTCGCAACACTTGAAAACATGTTCTTAGGCAGGTCAATCATCTCAGTAGAAACGCCATGGAAAACATACACAAGTATGGCTATTGAAAGTTTTTCGGCTGATCAAGATGCTGAAAGCTTGATGGAAACAACCTTTACCATTTCATTTAAACAAATGAGATTTGTCGGGACTACAACAAATATAGGTTCACTAGTGGGAAGAATTGCAGCGCAAAAAAGTGGAATAGTGAATAAAGGATTACAATCGGGAACAACTAAAAGTGGAGCGGCATCCTTATGGGATGCTGCAGCAGGTAAATAACTATGAGACAAATCACAACACTCAATGATTCAAATAAGCAGCAATTTAGATTCTCAATTGACGGTTATGATTCTGCGGAAGTCTATCTGGAATTCAAGCCGCAGCAATACGGTTGGTTCATGGATATAATTTGGGGAAGCGTCTTTTCTCTTTACCAAACAAGGGTTGTCGTTAGTCCGAATTTGCTTAGACAGTTTATAAACGTGTTGCCGTTTGGAATAACGATAGTAGGACCAAGCGCAATCGATCCATATGCTATAGACGCTTGGCTTAATGGCTGGCAATTTTATGTTCTCGATTCGACAGATTTAGTTGATGTAGAGGATATTTATGTCAGATAGAAAATTTAATAGGGCTTTTATCCTCAAGATTGAAACTGGTGATAATGAATTTGTGGAAGTGAAATCGCCTTTTACACTAGATTTTAATGTTGTTAGAAACAATCTTGCTAGCGCCAACACAGCTACATTTACTATCTATAACCTGGGTACTGAGACAAGGGCAAAGATTTTCAAGGATGTTTATGATATTGGCAATCTAAGGGCAATACAGCTTTTTGCTGGTTATGCTGAAAGCGAAGGTGATTTGATCCCTAGATGTTTTAATGGAACTATTAAAAGAGCTTTTTCATATCGGCAAGGTGCAGACTTTAAAACTGTAATTGAAGCCTATGATGGTATGATTTCGATGGGGACTGACTTTGTAAGCATGACTGTTCCGCCTAGCTCGCCCGTAGGCGCTGCTGTAGCAAAAGTCGCAAGCGAGCTAAAAAATGTTGATAAAGTTACAATCGGTCAAAAATTTACCGATCTAACCAAAAGAGCCATGTCAATCATGGGCAATCCTGGTGACATCCTAAAGCAGCTTACAAATAACAATTTTTACATCGATAATCAGTCAGCATATGCGCTTGACCAAACCGAAGTTGTGCCGGGTGAAATAAGGCTGATAAACTACGATAACGGTCTAATCGGAACACCAAAAAAATCGGAGTTAATGATTGAAATCGAGATGATTTTCGAGCCAAGAATAAAGCCTTCGCAGCTTATTGAACTAGAATCTTTGACTGAGGATAGATTCAACGGTGTCTATAAAGTCACAGGCATGACGCATAGAGGCATCATATCGGGATCGATGGGTGGTGATTGTAGGACAGTATTAACAATGCAGCTTCAGAAAAATACTAGTGTTGTTTATGATCAGGCTACAAACGAATATAGGGTGGTGCAAGAATGACTAGCAAAGTTTTAGGGCCTACAGCAGAACCGGAATTATCAGATTTATTGGATGATCTTAAGGTTGATACATCTACTTCTCTTAATTGTGTGAAGCTTGGAACAATACAATCGTATGATCCAATCACAAATACAGCTAAAGTTTCGATCAATTTTAAAATCGAAATGGCCAACGGAGATATCAAAGAATATCCTCAATTAGAGGATTGCCCTGTCTATATCATGGGTGGTGGTGATTCGTATATCTCTTTCCCCATAGCCAAAGGCGACACTTGTCTAGTTCTTTTCAATGACGTTAATATCGATAACTGGTATTTGACGGGTGAGACTACGACACCATGGAATTCAAGGAAGCATGACATTGCCGATGGAATTGTTCTGGTAGGGATCAGGTCAATCAATAATGCTGTGTTTAATTCCATTGGAAGTCTTCTGATCGAAGGTGGATCAAAAAAGATCACATTAAAAAATGATGAGAATGATTTAAAGACTTTGATTGGTGATCAGGTGACCGTGTTGAAGGACATGATCGACACAATCAAGGATATGAACACCCAAATTAATTCTCTCATTGATTTGATTGGAGCTATTACTGTGACAGGAGTTACAGCAGGGGTAGCAGCTTCTGGACCTCCAGCGAATACCGGAGCAATAACTGGTTTAAAAACCAATTTTGAAAACTATAATACAGCACTTGACGGTTTCAAGACAGACTTAACAACTTTCACAACTGACTTAGCTAAATTGCTTGATGAGGGTTTAACATGATATTTAGAGCACTATCTTCAAGCGGAGACTGGCTTTTCGGATCGGGTAAAGATTCCTACGCAAAATTCAACAATGCTATTATTTTGAGCATCGAGACTTCACTTAGAACATTTTTAGGCGAATGCTTCTTTGCTCCTGACGTTGGTCAGCCATGGTTTGATATCATCGATTACAAGAACAAAGATTTGATAGTGCTAACCATCAAATCAGCCATAACTCAACTGTATGGTGTTATCGGAGTAAATGAACTAGAATACACATATGATTTGAATCGAGTATTGACCATAAAATATGATATAAATACAATGTACACAAAAAATTTATTGGGGACTGTAACCATATGACAAGCAATTATATTGATAGCACTGGTTTGCACTTGCAAGCACTTGCAGACATAGTTACAGAACTGGAAACAGGATTTAAGACGATTTACGGGAATGACATCAGCCTTGATGCTAACTCGCCTGATGGTCAAATGATAAACCTGTTTGCACAAGCTAAGATCGATACACTTGACCTTATCTCAAGCGTCTACAATTCATTTTCACCCAACTCTGCAATCGGTGTTTCGCTTGACCAACGGTGTGCCCTGAATGGCATCGTGCGAAAAGGAGCTACCAAAACCACTGTTAATGTGCAGGTGACAACAGATAGAGTAGTCAATCTAATTGGTGTTACGAATGGTAATGGTACGCCTTTCACCGTGAGCGACACGTCAGGCAATAAGTTTTATTTGACTAATGACACAACCACGACAAACGGAGTAAACACTCTTCATTTTACTGCTGCGGTAGCAGGTGCTGTTTTTGTGTCTAGTGGGACCATAACAGTGATCGAGACCATCTTGCTTGGAGTGCTGAGTGTTACTAATTCAGGCAATGCTTTGATCCAAGGTGTTGACGAAGAAACTGACGCAGCACTTCGCTACAGGCGCTCTGTGTCGGTAAGTAATCCCTCAAGCGGCTATCTTGATGGGCTTATGGGAGCACTTCTTGCGCTTGACGATGTTAAATATGCGAAGGTCTACGAAAACAACACGGATCTAACTGATGTTTATGGAATTCCGCCACATTCAATTTGGTGCGTAGTAGATGGTGGTCTCAGCACAGATATTGCGGATATCATCTATCAACGTAGAAATGCAGGTTGTGGCATGTACTACGGTACGGGATCGACCGGGCCGACCGGGCCAGCAAAAACAGTCAATGTTACACAATTAAATGGCTTTGATATTCCGATCAAATATTCAGAAGCTGCTTATTATGATCTTTATATTGATTTGACAATCACTAGCCTTACAACTCTTCACACAATCGATCAAACATTCATAAAGCTTTCAATTTTTGCCGATATCGAATACGGGATAAATGATGTAGCAGACTACTCGGAAATATCGTCATATGTTAAATCAATCGATCCACTAGCGGTTATTATTTCAGGTGGTGTGGGCTTAACCGGTGCTGCTGCCGATCCCTATCTTGCACCACCGACAATAGATGGTAGGTGGATAATCTCTGAAACAAACATACACATAACAGTGGTGTAAATATGACAACTGACTTAGAAAATACAATTGAATATTATAAGGACTTGCTGCTTTATCAGTATATCAACTTGCCTAAAGCAAGGGCTGTTACCGGACTTCTTTGCTCTCAGGCTCTAGTCGATTTGCTGCCCGTAGAAATGGATGAATCGTTTGATATTGAAACCGCGACAGGTCCACAGCTTGACATCCTGGGTGAATATATCGGCTTCAGCCGAAATATAAACACTCAAATAACAAGAGACTATTTCACGTTTGATGATAACGTAATACCTTCTAGCGATCTTTTTGGCTTCACCGACTACACCGATCCATCATTAAATGCCAATGCTGCCATGTATGCCTATGTTAATTACACTTCCTCAGTGTCAACACTAAGTGATTCTGAATATAGGCTGTTACTCAAGCTAAAAGCACTTTTGAACATTTCATCAAACACCCTTTACGAAATGAACAATATTCTTTATGACTTCTTTGGAACTGATTTGATCTTATGTGATCAGCTTGATATGTCATTGTCATATTTTGTTAATCCTAATATCTCTAGAATTATCAGCATTGCAAACGAACAAAACCTACTGCCAAAACCTATGGGTGTTTTGATCAGTGGTGTTTTTGAAAGCAGCGATCCCACTAAAGTATGGGGTTGGTCTGACTACATTATAGATTCAGGATTTACAACTTCCTTTAGTGATTATGTGACAGGTGAATCGGATGCAACATTCTTAAGTTATTTAGACAGGATTTAATATGGCAAAAATTATAACCAAGCTTCAAAAGGTTTTTGGTTCGACAGGGCCGACAGGCGTCTTAGGGCAATTTGGATCTTACAAGGAAAATACGCCAACATATAGCGATGATGTTGAAACCATCCAAGCACTGAATGAGTATGGCGATGGTATTGCTTCTGCGCTAGTTAACGGTGCACCACCAACCATTCAAGACGTTAACGGGCTTTTCTACGTCATATCAAAGCAAATTGCTTATCTCATGCAACAAGGCATCCCGGAATGGGACGCAGCTACAAACTATTTCATCGGTTCGTTTGTGACTAGACCGAGTGGAACTGACGGGGAAATATTCATGTCCGTTGCAAACGACAACTTGAATAATGCGCTGACAGACACAACAAAATGGATGATCTACAAGTCAAACAAAATGACATCATATACAGCATCTAATTCCTACAGTGTCGCTTATGACGACGCCTACATCAATTACAGTTTTGCAAGCGCAGGAGCTATCATCCTTCCTGAACCTGTGGCGACAAATAAAGGTAGGACAGTTTATATTTCCAATTCATCTGCATACAACCATACTTTAACTATCAGCGCACTTGGTACTCCATACGGTCAAATAGATGGGCAGCAATATGTGTATCTAAGAACAACTTCAGTTATTCCTGGGACATTTTCTAAATTTATTTCAAATGGTGCATCTTGGGACGTTATCGATGCATTTTCCTTACAATATTCTTAAGAATAGGTTTTTAACATATGGCAAAATTAACAGTTAAAGCACAAAAGATATTCTGTGGTGACGTTTCACCAAATAATGTTGTCAGTGTGTTTGGATCTAACAAGGCGGGTAGTCCAGCCTATTCTTCCGATCCCGACACCATTCAAAGCCTATCGGCATGGACAGAAGGATGGTCACAAGCGGTGATCACTAACTCAGCGCCTTCGATCCAGGATATGAATTCATTTTTCTTTGTGGCAACACGTCAACTTGCGTATTTGCTGCAAGGCGGCATCGGTGAATGGAATGCAGCGATTACTTATTATATTGGCTCTTTGGTTAATGATGGACTAGGAACAATCTATAAATCGATTGTTGACGATAACATCAATAATGCTTTAACCGATGCTACAAAATGGATGAACTATCAGAGTAACACGTCAAGAGATGTTTCAGCAGATGCTTACACTGTGGTAAACGGAGATCAAGCTTTTACATGGCCAAGCGGAGCGACGGGACCTGCAGACATGTTCGGTAATATTCCTGCAGCAAGTGCAGCGAATAAAGGAAGAAAATTTGTGCTGGCAGATTTGCATGATCCAGCCACAAACGTGGTTGAAGTTCTAATTTCCAGTGGATCAGCATATTTTGCTGATAGCATCAGTGTTATAACCTAATATTTTGGATTGAATAAAAATGGCAAAAATAACTAGAAAAAATCAAAAAGTATTTTGTGGCGACACTCCTGTTACCGGCATTGTTGCTCAATTCGGGTCGCTCAAGGCTACTGCACCGATTTATTCATCTGATCCCGACATAGTTCAAGCTTTACCAGCTTGGGGTGAGGGATGGGCCTCAGCTATGATAAATAACTATCTGCCAGCAATTCAAGATTTGAATGCGCTTATATTTATCATCACAAGACAACTCGCCTACCTATTTCAAAGTGGTGTGCCTGAGTGGAATGCAGGGACCACTTACTATATCGGATCGATGGTGAGTGATGGGCTTGGCGGTATTTATAAATCAGTAATCGACACAAATCTCAATCAAGCACTTACAGATTCAACTAAATGGCTCAATTATCAAAGCATCAAGCAAACTGAAATCGGTGACAACTATGCGGTGCTGAATGCTGACTATCTCATTAGATGGTCTCAGGGAGCTACAACCGCAAGTAAAAGAACTGTAACCCTTCCAACACCATCAGCAGCACTCAAGGGAAGGAATGTAATTGTCAAGGCGATAAGTTTGACGGGTAGCTATCCGATCTTAGTTGTTACCAATGATGCATCAAAAATAAACAATCAAACAAACATTTCCATGGCACAGTATAAGTCAAAACACTTTTATTGCGACGGTACTAGATGGACATGTTTAGGAGACTATTAAAATGGCAAACTTAGATTTTATAACAACGGATTGTGAGGATTTGGCTTGTCATACGGGGGTTACCTTTGAGGCTGATTTACTGTTTACAAATGAGTGCAGTGGTGTTCCCGATGATTTGACCGGATATACTTGCAGCATGAAAATTTATTACGGTGTGGAAACTGCAATACTCGATACAATTACGGGTGATATGACGCAAGCTGATAACGGTTTGGTCAGCTTTTCAATACCGGCAAGTAAAACGCAAACTTATGATACTGGCATTTATAAACACAATATTGATTTAACCCTTGGCAGTACAGTTTACAGAATTGCACAAGGATTTTTTGAGGTGAGCGAATGAGCAAAGTTACAATCGTAGTAAAAACAGGGCTTCAAGGGCCGCTAGGTAATACGGGAAGCACCGGGCCAACTGGACCGAGCAATGGCATTACCGGACCAACGGGTGAACAAGGGCCGACAGGGCCAGCAGGTGCGCCTACGGGAGCTACCGGGCCTACCGGTCCCACAGGGGAAAAAGGTGCCACAGGGGAATCGATAACCGGACCTGCAGGTGGTCCGAGAGGCGTCACAGGTGCCAAGGGTGATCAAGGGGACCAAGGCGAGACCGGGCCGAAAGGCGAGACCGGGCCGACAGGTGCTGATGGATATATCGGGTTAGATGGGCCGACCGGGCCGACCGGGCCGAAAGGTGATAAAGGCGACACAGGCGAGACCGGACCAACGGGTGATATCGGTCCCACAGGGCCTAGCGATGGACCAACTGGGCCGAAAGGCGACACAGGAGAAACAGGGCCGCAAGGTCCGCAGGGACCAAGCGGAGCGACCGGGCCTAGTGGTGCTGACGGGCAATCAATTACAGGGCCACAAGGTCCACAGGGACCAACGGGACCAAGCGGTGCTGATGGACAGTCAATAACAGGTCCGCAGGGACCAAGCGGAGCGACCGGGCCTAGTGGTGCTGACGGGCAATCAATTACAGGGCCACAAGGTCCGCAGGGACCAACGGGACCAAGCGGTGCTGATGGGCAGAGCATAACAGGTCCTAGCGGTGCAGATGGGCAGTCAATAACAGGCGAGACCGGGCCGCAAGGGCCGCAAGGCATCCAAGGGCCTACCGGGCCAAGCGGAGCGACCGGGCCTAGCGGTGACAAAGGCGATCCAGGAACAGCATCGGCTACAGGTGCGACCGGGCCTACCGGGCCAAGCGGAGCAGATGGACAGTCAATTACTGGACCAAGCGGTGCTGACGGGCAGTCAATAACAGGCGAGACCGGGCCGCAAGGGCCGCAAGGCATCCAAGGGCCTACCGGGCCAAGCGGTGCAGATGGACAATCAATTACCGGGCCGACAGGCAATGACGGGCAGAGCATAACCGGGCCGCAAGGGCCGCAAGGTGAAACCGGGCCGACTGGTGCTGATGGTGCTACATCAGGACAGTCTCTTTATTTTAATCACACCGGTTCGGTTGATATCGGTGGATATGAAGTATTAAGTAGGCAGCCTGATTTATCTAACCAAGCTGATGAAGTGGTTACCGTTGGAAACAATGCTAATGCTGAAGTCCTAATTGATCCATATGTTACTGTTCTCGGATATCCTAACGCTGCACTTCTAAGAGGTGGTACATGGACTTTCAACATGTATCATTATGTTGATAATGCGACAGGGGTAACACGTTTTGTTTATCGAGTTTTCAAACGAACAGCAGGTGGTGTTGAAAATGAATTATTCAATGTTCAGACAGTAGAAATCAATGCCACAAGCGTTACGCTATTCACAACTACGACAACACTTCAATCCGATACTGTTTTAGATGTTACAGATAGAATTGTCTGCAAAGTATATGCGAAATCCGATAGGTCTCCAGGCACTGTTCAAGCGCATTTTGTTTATGCTGGTACTGCAAATGTTTCTTTTGTTGCAACTCCACTATATGTTGTGGGTATGACTGGATCACAGGGACCAAGCGGAGCGACCGGGCCAAGCGGTGCTGATGGGCAGTCAATTACCGGGCCAGTAGGACCAACGGGACCAAGTGGTGCTGACGGGCAATCAATAACAGGTCCGCAGGGACCAAGCGGAGCTACCGGACCAAGTGGTGCTGACGGGCAATCAATAACAGGTCCGCAAGGACCAACGGGACCGAGTGGTGCAGATGGAAGCAATGGCGCTGCAGGACCAACGGGACCAAGCGGAGCAACGGGACCAAGTGGACCTACCGGGCCAACTGGGATATTGGGAATTGAAGTTGT